TAGAGTCCAGAATTATGCTAGTAAATTTTCTTCCGCGCATGCTTTGTAAGATATTTTATTAAAAGGTATCGTATAAAATGGCTGATACACAGTCTGGAATGTTCTCAGTACGAGAGTTCAACTACCGGCGTAATGTGCTACGTATAGCACCTGATGCGTTCATAACTATCAGTGATGCCCTGAACACTAGAGTAATATCTCCAGTGGAATCCGGAGGCTATAAAAATACAGATACTCGTGGAGGCATAACCAGCATAAACGTAAGCTGTGCTGTCAGCCCCGCTGGAGCCAACAGAGCTACTATAGAGGTGATAGCTCCACAGTATAAGGGCCTCCATGACGATTACTACACCACGCTACCTAACGGTGCCAGGGTGCCTATATTCACTCCTATGATGGAGATAAAGGTATATATGAAAGGCAGGTACCTGGAGCAAGAGTATAACTATGCCCCCAGGTACTACCCGGTGTTTTGGGGCATGATAGTAGGAATACAAGAAAACTATAACGCGGGCGTGTCTACTATCTCACTGACATGTGAGGATCTCCTGAGCTGGTGGAAGTATCAGAAAGTAACCCTGCAGTCGTCTGTTGTAACGATGTACTATGGGGGCGCACACCTGGACAGATTCCCGAGTACCTTTGTAAGTATGTCCCCATGGGAGATAATACTAGCACTCTTTTCTGATACTTTTTTTATGCAAAGGGATAAAGAAACTGGTAAAATAGCTCACTACAATATGGTATATCCTCAGTGGTCTAATATCTACCAAGCTCCTACAACAAGAAATCTGCAAGAAACATGGAGTTCCTTTTCTCAGAATGTTGTGGATTATTGGAATGTAAGATTTGGGTATGGCGTAACCGATTCAAAAGACCCTGCACAGTATGCTGCTAGCCTCATACAAAGTATCCCTCTGGAAATGTACGGTATGAAAGGGGCTGTGTCTACTGCTACTATAGCTGAAAGGATACAAGCTCATTTAGATCCAGATAGAGAAAGTTTAGTATACCAAGCTAATAGTTTGACCTCAGCCCCTCTGGATTATGGGATGCTGGCGAATGTATTACCCTATGGATTGTTTGACCTGTATGGGGATGGAGCAGAACCCCAGATACTGTCAAAGTTGGAGATAGCTAGTGCTGTTTGTGAAAAAGTAAATATGGAGTTTTTCGTAGATACCAGTGGGAGTTTCGTATTTAAACCCCCTCTCTATAATCTGGACGTGGCTACGGGAGATATACCTTATTATAGGATAGGTCCGGAGGAGATAGTAAATTTCAACGCTGGTTTTGATTCTAGTGCAGTGTTGAATTATCTGGTGGTGACTGGACCTCTGTTACAGGCTTTGAAAATGGAAGCGATAGGGTTGCACGCTGACTTTGACTCTATTAAAAAATATGGTATACGGTCAGAGACAGTCTCCGTGCCCTACGGTATGAATGGCGATCAGTTAAAGATGATAGCGGTAGCAGAAATGGGTCGCAGGAATGGGCAAGCATACACAGGTAGCCTGAGTATGCCTCTCAGACCCGAGATGAGACTGGGATACCCGGTTTATCTACCTCATGTAGATATGTTTTATTATGTGACAGGGATCAATCATTCGTATGCGTATGGGTCCTCTGCTACTACAGATTTGACCCTGCAGTTCAGGAGAGAGAGAATTTTTGAGGACGGTACTACTGGCCTGATTAATAGTAATGAAGGAGATGTTTTAACAGGATGCGTTTTCAGGGAGAGACTGACAGATATAGGTAAAATAGTTACAGATAATGCAGCTGCTACTACAAAAACAGAAATTAGTAAAGTAGTGGATGCTAGCACTTTTAAACATTTAGGTTTGGATCCTAATGATAAAAATTGTCAGAAAAATCTGGAAAAACTGTTGAATGAGGCTAAAGAGCAGCAGCATAAAAAACTCAATCGTACATATTCTGGGCCAGATATACTCGGATATTGGAGAATATCTAAAGCTGAAGTCAAATCAACAGCCACTACTATCACAAATCCTGATAACTCTACGGCTACGGTATCAAATGAGCTCCTGATGATCACAGACAAAACGGTGCCATATACTGATAAAAACGGCTATCGACATATAGGGGCTTTCCCGTATGGGGCTAACCTCGTAGTGATGAAGAACGGTACGACTATTGATGCAACTAATGCTGTACAGGTAGGAGCTATGCAGACTATGATACAGGTGGACGCTACGGGTACTCCGAGTACTCCGTCCTCTACACAGAGCACTACGGCAGACCAGAGTGTGCCAGGCGCTACGAGTACAGAGGGTGCGCCTCGTTTTGATCAGCCCGTTGAACTTACTCAAGAACAATATACGGCTGATTATAAAGCCAGTTATCAAAATAATCCGGGTCCAGTTAATGTTCCAACTAGACCAGCAACAACAGATGAAATGAGTAATGATGAAATAACTAAGTTGCTGAACTCGGGTCCAGAATCAATTGCTCCTGCGTATAATGCTTCGTTGAAATTTTCATCACCGACACAGCAACAAATTACTATGTAGGCGGTGACCTATGGCATGGCTACCAGGCGGAAAACCAGCGAGACTCCAAGGCAGATATATAGCCCCTGGGGAGGGTCCTACTCTCAGTCATAGGGAGCGTAAGGATATCACGTTCATAGTAGGTGATATACTCACTGTCGACCCAGAAAAAATGAAAATGACCGTGAGACTGCACGGTAAGCTGGGCGTGCTGCAAAACGTCACCATATCTCAGCCTTTTGCAGGAAACTCCAGCTTCATCATGGGCCTCCCAGAAGAAGGCTCCATGGTGGTAATGGGATACCAGGACAATCGTAGGTTCCCCATAGCATATCTCCCCAACTATACTCACGGGCTCGAAAACAGAAACGTAAAGATATGGCCAGATAACATAAATACTGCAGAAAAGAATGAGTACTTTTTTAGAGTAAAGAAACTACAGCACGGCGAAATAGCTCTGGGATCCAAAGGTGGCATAGAGATGCACCTGGGTGAGAAGTTCGTGCTGGATGATAGGTTTGGTAATAAGTTTGTATTGAAAAGCGATGAGAACTCCATCATCAGTACCGCCTGTAACCATAGTACATTCGGGAGCGGTATATGGCTCAACTCAGGTATCATAGTACGAAACTCCGTAGACGCTACCGACCTCACAGAAATCCCTAACGTCTACCGAGAAGCTCTGTCCAGAGGCATGCATAGATATGTCCTGAGACCCGGAGGACCCAACCTCGACGTAGCTCCCTACTATACGGAGTACTCCCTGGAAGTAGAGGACACAGGATACTCTCAGCAGCCTGAAAATGATATGAACGGGGACTCCAATAGGATCGCCAGAAGACCCGTGGGTATCTTTTCTATGGGTAATCTGGTAGGCAATAATCCTAACGTCTCTGGATCGTACGGTAGATTGTTGAGACCGGTACTGTTTACGGATGTGGATGATACTACTGGAGGTTTCGCACTAGAGCCGGTGTCGGGCTCGGATATAGATACATATGGTGTAGCGATAAGCTGGTTCAAGCCAGAGCGCACGAATCCTGAGGGAGGAGCTTTCTTTGGTATAGATAAAGAGGGGCATTTCTATCAGTACATACCAGCGGCTACAGGAGGCGGGCTGGGTGGTGGTAGGGCTATGTCTATCGTGGCTAGAGGCAGTAAAAAAGAGATTTGGGAGGCAGATACCAGATACGCTAACTCGTGGGATCTGAAAACTACGGGTGGAGTCCTTTGGAATATAGGATCACATGATGAAAAGGATGGGAATCCTTACTCAAATCGTAGCATGGACGTACGCACGAGTAGCTCTGTGTTTTACATGTATGGGGCATCTCTACCGGACACTCTGAAAGATTTTGATAAAGCAGATACTTACGTGAAAGATCTTCGGAACTATTTCAAGATAGAGAAGATCAGTGGTAAAGAACGTCATGAGGTACAGCATGGTAGAGAGACTATTATAGGGAGCTATGACAAGATCCGTGTAAACGGAGCTCGGGTAGAGAAAATCATGGGGGCGCATACTCTGAGTGTAGGTGCCAACATGAATATAGTAGTGGGGGATGCGTTTACTGAGAAAGTGTCTAAAGAGAAGCAAGAGGCGTTTGGTAACAGGAAAACCACTATGACTCAAGGTAGCTCGGAGCTGACAATAAAGGCTATACAGGGAGACATCAAGGAAACTATAACTATGCAGGGGGGTAGATTCACTAGTGTGAAGTTGGGGAATATACAGGAGACAGTAAAAATAGGAAATCGGACTACGAGTATCACTACGGGTAGTCATAGTGTACAGACCAAGCTCGGTGATCTGAAGATGAATACCAAGTCAGGTCAGGTAGCCATGCAGACTAAAACGGGGTCTGTAGGAGTGAAAGCCTCTTTGAATATAGATATTAAAACTATGGTAGCGTCCAATGTGAATTTGACAGGTGGGACTTTAAATATCAAGGGTAAGACGAGTGCTACCACCGGAATAGTAACAGGAAAGACTCACCAAGATTATATCACAGGGTCCTATCTTGGGAAATCTCAAACAGTTACGGCTACAGCATAATGGCACTATCCTCTGGTGGAATAGCTAATAACATATACGCGCAGTTCATGCGTAGTCGTCTCACTGGTAGAAATAACATAGACCTGGCTAATGCTGTAGGTATGGCCACGTATATGTTTGTTACTACACCAAACATAGTAACTTGTACATTAAGCGGGACAATGGGACCCATAGGTAACATAAATAGCATAGTGACTCTGGGGATAGTCCCAGCAGGTATAAGCGGCCTGATGATGGGCCAAGCCGCATCGAAAAAACTAACAGGTAGGAGCATTTCTACTATTTTTGATGCAGCATCATTAGGGCTGATGATCTCTCTGGTAGGGCTGACTCTTACTGGGACCGCTGCGGGGATAGGAGTAGGGACAGGTACTGGTACTTTTTCTGCAGCTGTTACAGACATTATGTCAAACATACTACTGAGCCAGGAAGTTTCGAAATATCTAAAAGGAAGAAATAATGTAGATCTGGCTAACTGCATAGCTTTTGGTCTCGTAAATCATATAAAATCTGCTCCTAAAATAACCGTGGCAGTAACAGGAGCTATAGCGCCAGTGGCTCCTACAGGACCTATAGCGGTTGTGAGCGTGCCCTCTGTTTTCACAAAGATCAGCTGAGACAGGATGTGATATGGGATCCGAGATTTTTAAACTGAATTCCCTGTACATGGACGACACCGTCGTCCGTGGGTCTCGCTTGAGCATTAAAAATGCCAAAGAGACTAAGACAGTAATAGTCAACCCCGGAGACAACCCTCAGATAAAAACAGGGGAGACTGGGGTCAATGCGGAGTATCTGATACAGGCATCTCTGTCCGCCAACGATCTCAAAGGTGTCGGTACGTTCACGAATAATAGCGACATAGTGACCGCGTACTCAGGCCCTCAGGATGTGAGACACGGTGATATAGTCAGGCTGGACTCAGATATAGCTTTCTATACAGTCACAGGGATGCAGGGTACGAACATCTATCTGACCAGCAAATTTATCAAACCTACCGGTACCGAGGACGTCCAGTCTGGTCCCACTACAGTCAGGAAAGTAAAACTGGATAGCGTACAGTATGAAACTGTAAAAAATCCTGATCTCAGTAATCACATTTATTATGATAGAAATAACTCTGCTTGGGGTATCACAGGCATAAATCCTACAGGGCCTATCACTTCCCCGAGCAAAGTGACACCCTACATGGGTGAGACTGGCATGCATCTACAGTTTCTGTCTGGAACGCAGGCATCCAAACCAGACCTCCTCACTGTAGGCACAGTCTATAAAACAATCGTAGACAATAATACGTCCCCCGTCAGAGAGGTTAGTCTCAGTCCTCTCCCCTATCCTCATACTAGCCTAAAAGTTTTTATAGGCAAGTCTGGCGGTACGGTAGTACAAAAGACGGAGTATGAGGACTACGCTGTAAACTATAGCCAAAACCCTGATTTTGTGCACCCGATACCGCCCTACGAGGATCGTCAGGGAGCGTACATAAAGTTCCTGGATAAGCTGACTGATGAGGTACAGGTATCCGCGATAGACGCTACATTTGAGGGAAACATCTCTATCACCAGGAGTACCTCTCACAACAACGTAAATCTGACGCAGCCGATCAGTAATATAGTCCCTACAGATACGTTTGTCATGGACGTGGGTGGAGTACAGAAGAAAGGCAATTTCGAATATATCCCTGATTTTGGTGCGGGTATCGTACGATTCGTGAAGCACAAGAACTCCGAGCCCCTGATAGAGTCTATAGCCTACACCCAGGATCTCATGTGGGATGGTATGAGTGTGATAAAGGGTGTGGGTATCTCAGGGGTCCAGGATATGAAAAACCTGGTCATACAGCCTATAAAGGGCCTGGCGGGTATCACTGGGATGGTGTATTATGAAGACAATGCCCAAAATGATCTGGTGAGAAATGTAGACTACGTACTCAATGATGAAGCAGGTGTCATCAGTCTGACGGCTCCCCTGAAGGATACAGAGTCTGTTTTAGTCTCATACTACGTAGAGGGTAATGACGTATCCTCAGAAAAGATCTCTCTGGATAACATGCGAGTGAGTGAGTATCCCGTACTCAACGGTACTGTTGTAATAACCGAGCAGTATACCTCTACGATAGATAACAAGCAGGTCACCTCTACGAGAGTGCTGATAGAGGGACAGGACTATACTTTCTCGTATATCACGGGTAGGATCACGCTCATCAGTATCTCTGGGGATGAGGAGATAGTGTCTCTCCAAGCGAGCTATACTCCTATGGCTCAGATAAATGTGATATTACAGCCGGTATCTGGACAGACCCTGCTATACAGGATGACCATAGTAGATGATGTCCTGAAGGTGATAAATCCTGAGAAACTCGTGTTTCAGATCAATAATCCTGTGGTATCTATACCTACCAAGGCTACTTTCCCGGACCCTGTGACCAACTCTAATTATACGTTCTCTGGGACGGTACTCCCAAAAAGTTTGCTATGGGTCAGGGATATGACAGGTACTGTAAACTACGGGGTGACTGGGTACACATATGATGATGTGAAAGATGTGCCTCGACAGCTGACGTTGGACCCGTCGCATAGTAAACAGATCCCAAATATAGCGGACACTATCGTAGCTACGTATAGTTTTGAGTCAGAGCTGCTGCCGTACGCCCCGATACAGGTGATCAATACGATTTTCAATGCGGGGGACAACTACATTTTAATAGAGGGATTCGACAGGACTGATGTACTCAAAGCGGGCATGACCCTCCGCATAGACAATTACGATCCAGAGCACACGCTCTATTACAAGATACAGTCTGTCACGTATACCTACGGGAATACCCTTATCACGTTCTACGGGACGTTTCCTGAGACTATCATCAACCCCACGTTTTATCTGTTTGATGATAACATAGTATGGACTTCTCTCCCCGCCGTCACAACAGCAGACACCTCTACGCCGGTACTGTCGGAGTCTATAGTCTTGACAGGGGACCCTCTCCACGTAAAACAGGGCATAAAGAAAGATAGCCTGATACTGGTAAATGATGAGCAGATCTACACAGTGACGTCCGTGGTCACGTCGGGTAAGCAGTCTACTATAGGGATATTCCCGTCACTACTGCAGCCTATCACTGGCAGCATAAAGTACTCGGCGCTCCCGGTACATAATACGGGGGATACAAATCTGCGTGCACAGTATCATATCATGCAGGATCCTACGCAGCCTGCGTTTACGTTGAGTTATCAGGCTCCGTCTGGGTTTGAGGGTAGTGCTAAAATTCTGGTCGACAAGAGTAAAATAGTCCTCACAGAGTCTATCCGCGGGATAACGAATCCTCAGTCATATACGTATCAGTTGTCGGATTACTCTGACATATACTCTCTGGCTAAAGCGATACAGGCTACGCCGTCTACCTATAGGGTGAATGTGCCTTTGGCTAATGTGCCGGATTACAATCCATTCACTATATATCCTACGGGTAACATAGAGGATGATTACTATCTCTCTCCTGGGGCATGGAGTACGAGTACGATCATACCGTTTGAGGATGCCACCCCACTCGGGTTACCGTATACGTTCAGGATCGTGCCAGAGCTCTTTAAATGGTCTTTACTGCAGGCATCCGTGAATCAGGGATATTTCAGGGTGGTACACGCTGATCGGACAAAGTACTTTGCCGCGGGGCAGTTACTGGCGTTCAGGGATAGGATATACGGTGATTTGTATTTCTATCAGGTGACTGGTACAGCACTGGTACCAAATCTAAAAGATGCTACGATCAAAGATACTCAGGTATCGCTGTCGGATACTTTCAGGAAGAATCTCCTCAACCCTACTGTCTACAAATATGACTCTATATCTTGGATGAGTGCTAGTAGCGCTATCGCGAGCATAGATTACAAAAATTCTACGATTACTTTTGCTGGTACTCCTCAGAATAATATGAGGACGAGTACCATGTTACGTATAAAGGGATCGTATATCTACCAGATAAAGAGTATGACTGTGGACTCTGGTAGCTATACGGTCACGCTGTCTCCCGTGATAGATACTCATGTAAAGATGGAGACGTATAGTGGGTATGTAGAGCAGAGCACCGTCCCTGTGTATCTGGATGACCCGGGTCCTCAGCCGTACATATCGATACAGTATACGGCTCCTGTGGGGCACACGGGGACAGCTACTGTAAAAATTGACGCTACCAAGATCACGCTCACGGAGACCCTGGATAATTTCAATGTAAAGCCTGTGCATCTTGCTTTTGCTGACTATGCGGATATAGGGGTACTCGTCACAGCGATACAGGCTATACCTACTGCTATAGGTGGTTTTACTCCGTACACAGTCGCGATACCAGAGGTTTTTGCCCCCTCTTTCGTAGGGGATGGTTTTAAAAACTATAGGTTGAGTCCTACTATAGGCAGGGGTATGACCCTACCCGCTACTATACAGGTGACGGTGTCTTCCCTATCTATAGCCTATACGGCCCCTACGGGTCATGTGGGGTCTGCAACCATAAAGGTACTGCCTACAGAGGTGGTGCTGACAGAGACTATCGTAGCCTACAAAGACGGTCAGGATGTTTCTCATGAGGAGCGTCGAGCTTACTCGAGTGCTCAGAGTTTGGTAGATTTCGCTACGAGAGTGATTCCTGGAGTGCCTTCATTGGTATCGCCGACTGTACACTCCTACTCCTGTACGCCTTTAAATACTGATCTTTTCGGGGCTGGGCTGTGGGGGAGTACGCATGTGGTCTCGTACTCCGCCGAGGCTGTAGAGGCTCCTACAAAGGTTTTTGGTACTGAGGACGGGGCTCATTGGTATACTGTTGGGGTTTTGAATGAGCGTAGTCTGGTGGCTGGTACGGATTATGAGATTAGTACGGGGACTATAGATCTCACGGATGCGGTAGTGCCTTTGGACAGGTACAGGTTGAATTATATGGGTCTGTGGAATCTGGCGGAGTATGAGGGGTCTGCGATTACGTGCACGTGCAGGTATTTCTCTGAGTTGCCTACGGGATCCAGGGTAGACGTGTATCTGGATTATCTGAATATAGACCAGTTTTACTTTCAGAAGCTGACTGAGAGAAAATTCTCGCAGTTGGTGGTGATACCTCAGATATCGGATATTCTGGATCAGATGGGTAGTGGTGGGCAGAGTAGTGATAGTGGTGCGAACAATAACACTACCCCTAACTGGCAGGGTGGCGTAGCGGATCTGTACTATTTGCTTAGGGATGAGCAGATAAAGATGCAGTTGTACCTCAGGTTTTACCAGTGGTACAAAGAGAGGCTACGGGATTTGTCTGCGGAGTTGCAGCTCATGGTGGGATTTAAGTTTGCTCACAGTAACGCTCTGGGGTTGGATCCTGATGGAAACTACACTCTGGATGATGAATATGTAGAGACCAATGATTACACGCTCACTTCGGATGACGATATTGGTCAGATAGTCAATGGTTTCTCTAAATTTTTTCCTGTAGGGTATAGTGATGCTGCTCCTAAATACTACGATCGGTTTGGGGCGCAGTATCTGTCTTATAATGATGTGTATTGTTGCAATATTACCTGGACCAATCCTGTTACGGGCGTAGAGACAGTGGGTATAGTAAAATCTGAGATACCGTATTGGGGTGTGGGGCTTGATTTCAAGGTGTGGTCTGACGATAGTGTGGGTGATGGTGGTATAGGTGTAGGGAAGTATCAGGTAGACGTGCCGTCGGCGGACAGGACATTTGATGCTAATACCTATACTTTTTTGAAAAGGGTATCGGTAGGGGATAGTATACAGTTGAGTACGGCTCAGGATTCTATACAGATAGCTCAGATAGTGTCTCCGGTGGGAAAAAACTACGAGTATTTGATTTTGGCGTCACCGTTTACTACGGGTAAGAAGACTAAGAAGCGCCGTAAAGGTATCAAGACATATGACATACACCTTGTGCAAGAGACGCGTCCTGGTCGGGACCACACTAGACTAGTGTCTGTTCTTAAAAAGGGTAACCCTTATTCTCGTACTTTTGAAACTGCTAAATATCACTCATTTGATGACAACATAACTCCTGATGATTTGTTGGACTCTTTACCTCCGGACGGATTCAATATCTATGTGCAGCGCCAGCAGATAGAGAGCTTTCCTATGTCGGATGATTACGGGAGTCTGGGAGCGTCCGCGTATGGGGAGCATATAGACGGGCACATCACGAACTCACGCCGTATCAAAAAGCCTATGTTGAAGGCTTTGTTGGCGTTATTGTTTCCATTCGCACCCACAGATCTCATACCAGAGCCTACAAAAAAGTTTAAAGTACAGGTAAAGAAAGACTCTGAGTCAGGGTGGGTGGATCTGGATAACGGGGAAATTGATCTTAGTAAGCTCACGTTCAAAGAGGTGCGTAATGTAGATGACACGATGGATGCTTTGAGATTTGATTTCACATTAAAAGCAGTTATTCCTCCGATTCCTCCACCTGCTGTTCCTTCTACTATTCGCCCTAAATACATATATGAGATAACAGAAGAGGATAGTAAAGGGTTTCATATAAATTTCTGTCTGAGTTTTGAGAATATCTATGATGCGAACACAAAGGGTGGATACTATCAGGGGATCGTATTCAGGGCTAAGAATAAGGAGTGGTGGTTTAAGATAGTTAACGGAGATGGGGACAACAATCAGGCTATAGTAGGGGACTATGGATTTGACCCAGCTAATGAATATAGGAATTTCTTTGATCCTGACTGTATGTATAAACGGATACTCATAGAGAAACAGGCATGGCAGACAGAAGAGCTCATATTGAAAGATCTATATGATCATAGTGATAAGATAGCGCGTGCATTCGATCAAGGTAATCTAAACGTTACAAATAGCACGTATCAGGGGTATTTGGCCAGGCTTTCTGTAGGTACTGCTCCAGGTGTATCTGACGTTTTGATGACACGTATCCCCGCTTACGAGAAACAACTGGCATTTCTAATAAACACACAGGGGCCTGTGTATCAGACCCTGTATCCCGACTATGTGCACCCAGAAAACGTAGCCTCCTCTGCTATTGCTACGACGTTTCAAAAGACTTCTATAGCCTGGAATACGTATAAGGGGGCATGGGATACGGAGCAGTTCTTTAAGGGTTTAAACAACGAGAATAATAATACATGGAGGACAGAATACGTAAGGTGGGTCCTGGGGCTCGAGCCTGGGCTGGTCTATCAAAAAGATGCCAAGCAGATGTACGAGCAGAATACAGGTACTATCACTGTAGGTCTGAAAGAGTTGCTTGCGTTGAAAATAGGGCTGGTAACGGGTGGGTCACACTACTGCAAAAGTGCTACTGTGACGGTATACAGTGACTACTCTGGTAAACACATACGGATCGACTGCTCTATTGTAGAGGCCGCTAACCTTTTAGCAGCTCCTACAGATTTACCAATACGTTTCGATCTGAAGAAAACAGCGGATTCGTATAAAGATTTGGATGAGGTGACCAACGACATAAACGTCTATAGGTATCCTAATGCTGCCGGGTCTCAGTTGTTCTCGTGCTCTAACGTGTTCCCGTATTACGAGAATTTTGTAGTCTCTAATATGACTGGGGTATCTGGTGTAGCGATAGACCCCGTCCAGGGAGTGGCCCTGACAGTGACCTCTGTACCGGATCATAGGGACTCCGATCCTCGCGTGCTATTCCTGAATAGGGGTATAGAGGATAGGGTGTACACCCATGGTATCCGTGATGTACCAGGATTCGCTCTGACGTACCTGGGGGATTACTATACCTATAGCACAGAGAGATCTGCACTACTCATTACTACTTTACCAGGTACGTATGTGGGAGGGTTGTCTTTCCGTGTGTCTTTAGACGGTAGTGGGAACAGGACCTTGACACTGAATTTTAGAATTTCGAATACTAGTACAGATATACCGATTGAGTTTCCTCTATATGACTATGTAGCGGGAGCTTATATAACTCTACAGGCGTTGATCGATAACATCAATAAATTCGCTTTCCAAGGCGGCTACCCTATCTTCGGTGCTGAGTTGAAGTATGATGTGGCTCCCTACGGGGCACTGTCCGCTGAATACTTGAGTACGAACGATACGTTTATAAATGGTGTTTCTGTTGGGGGTGAGTGGGAATTTATATGCACGCTCTACTCGCATGTATCTAACGATTTGGATGTAATAGACACGGATATAAATCAGAGTCAGTATAGGGTGTACTATGACACTGATTTCACTAAAAAAATGGAGATGAGTTTTACTCAGATATACAAAGACGGGTCAGTGATAGTTACGGACCCGACCAAAATCAGCGATAGCCTAATTTTTAAGCTACAGAATCCTGATAGGTCTTTCAAAACTATAGCTAAGCTATGTACCGAGATATCTACGCGTAAATATAAGAATGTTCCGCTTTTTTCGGCTACACCCATTTCTCAAAGTACGCCGAAGTCACAGGAGAATATCGTCGGGACCGTGCTAAGCGGGAAGGAAAGTGCGGAGGCCGGGCTCCCAATACAGCATAGCCCTGGCAGTACTCTCTCTACTGAGTACCTGGTAGTGACTGATACGTATGTCCCCCTGGGGATCCAAGTTGCTACGGACGTATATGTAGACACGGTCACTGTGGATATCACAGATCCTACTAGTCCTCTCAGTGTACTGAGTAACCAAAATGCTTTTTTCTCTCATCTAATGTACACCTCAAACGGGAATGTCAATAAGCAGCCTATAGACGGCATCCCGGTATCGGGGAGTTGGAGTACCACGGCTAATGAGCCTGTGATGACTATAGAGTGCAATAACGGCACTACGTGGGACGTGACCTACAATAATTTTGATAGTGGGAACTATAAAGACTATAATCCTGCGCAGATAGTAGCACAAATAGATGCTGGAGGGTCTATCACGGCTGCTCAATATACCAGCCTGAGCTCTGGTGGATTTGATGTAGGAAAGCAGCCTCAGGTGACTATCATAAAGGAGTTGGTACTGAAGAGGGCTCCGTACGCAGATGTCACTAACATCTCTGAGGCATTTACGGCGAATGTGACCACTGATAAACTGACGGTGACTCTATCGGATTGGTCTGTGGGGGATGTGGTACGGTTTACTACTACAGGGCAGCTACCCGTCCCCCTCACAGTAGGCACCGATTACTACATAGTCAGTAAAGTAGGGACTAGTGGCACTGTAGAGCTGAAAGTATCTTTGACGTCTGATGGTGATGCTATAGATCTGATCTCCGTGGGTACAGGCCCCTATACTATTACCAGGCAGACTGTTGGTATTCTGAAAGTGAATCTCAGACAGTATAGTACTATCGCCTCACTAGTTGATCCGAAGGGCCCTATAAATGGAGCTAAGTTTAGTGAGGCAGGAGTGTTGGATCCTACAGGACCAGTACAGTATTTCACGGCGAGTGGGATAGGATTAGCGACCGTACAGGGTCAGTATAAGAGTTATGAGCTAGACGCAGAGTATACCCCCATAGTGCGTAGTTTTGTGGTTGTAGAGGCTAATGGTAGTGAAACTCCACACGTAAATAAACTGATAGGGTGGGAGATCACTACAAAAACTAGTCCAGTAGGTACCCCTGTCACTCTGAGTATGTCGGCTAAAAGGTATAGTCCGGGGCAGACGTATCCGTTTACCATGAATCCTCCTGACGTGTCCTATGTAGACACCCTGACCAACAATCCCAAAGGATTCCGGGAAGATACCTTGGCTTTTGATGTGTACAGCTGGGACGACTCGGGATACTATGAAGTAAAAGATAACTGGATGTATTTCAGGAGCGCTCACGTAGGATATTCAGCAGCGGCTGATTTAGGTCAGCCTGATAAGACCCTGGGATGTGGCATACCTTTGGCGGGGTCTAGGAATGATACAGCATCTCCTACTGAGAATGTCGGGACTCTGGTGACTAGGATAAACCAGCACAATCTCATTAACAAGTGGTTTTACGCTAATCTGAATTTCACACGATACTCTAATAAGAGCACGCACACCGTAAACTCTAACCCAGGATTTTTTGAGTACGGATATCTACCTAATTTCCACTCGAATGTGCCAAAATCCACTCTCGATAGTGTGATGCTCCGGAATGACTCTGTAATGACTATCGGTCCTGGTACGATCTACAATTTTTCTACGTCCTCGTACACAGTAGATAATACCGCCAAAACTATAGATTTGTCGTGCGACTGGTCATATGACTACCCCTATTCAAAAGAGTATGATTTCAATAGTCTAACTACTGTCGCTGGTCTATCTGCAGCTATAAATGTAGATACTGCGGCTCAGTTGGGAGCATCTGTATTTGAGGCTAATGTGGTAGGTGCGCACGGTACCGATATCACTACTAGCCTGCTAGCGGATAGCGGGGACGTGGCTGAGGTTACAGAGCCCATAGTCTCAGCTCATATGTCCTGTGGAGTCACCGCTGTCCCTCTGACATCTGATTTCCTCGTGTCTCTGGGTACGTGGCACGTAAACGATGTGGTACGTTTCACTACTACAGGGACTCTACCGTCTGTACAACAGCCTTTCCCGCTACCGCCGGTCCCGATGAGTGTGGGGGTAGATTATTATGTGGTGGGGGTGTCAGGTACCGCTCCTGTTATCAGTTTGCAGATATCGGACTCTGTAGGTGGGGTAGCGTTCACTGTGGCGGGTGCGGGTACTGGGGCTCATACTGTGGCCAGGCAGAGTTATGATCTCCAGGTGTATATGACAGACTGGATGGTAAACGATTTGGTGAGATTTACGAATTCTGGGGGATCTCTACCTATTCCTCTGCTTCCTGCCACTGATTACTATGTGACGTCTGTCACTGTGGTAGATGGGTATAGGATTCTCAGGGTATCGGCTACGTTGGGCGGTCTACCTGTCATTATTACTGACGGGGGTACGGGGTCGCACATTATACACAGGGTATATGTAGATCTCTCTGTAGAGGTGCTGTCTCAGTTGCAGAGTTCTTTGCAGCTCAAAATCAGGAATCTATCTGGTGTTAATTTCACCATAGAGAATCCTCGATATCAGATCCCTGTCACACGTGACAAATTGGTTTTGACGTGTACCATACACTATCACGATACATATTCTCTGGTAGGGTATGATATCAGTAGTCTCACTGTAGGGGGATTGGTAGCGTTTATATCGAGTATCACAGTTTATCCAGATGCCATATTCGCTTCGCTGTTTCAGGCGCATCTGGTACACAAATCATATAAATTTAGGGAGGCTGCGAGATTATTGGACGTTATAGATAAACCTATAGTATCTGGGACTTTACTCTATGCTAAATTGAATGATATAGTGGCTATGAATATACTGAACATGGAGTACCCTGCTACTATTGACGTGTCCACGAATGATATAGTTGTGACGTCATTTGGTATATATTCGGATGGTGGTATGCCTGTGGGTAAAGATATTTATGGATGGATAGATGGTACGCTTTATGGTAGCTACACACAGGGTATGATATCGATAGACACTCTACCTCTCAAAGTTGATAGAGTGTCGTATGGTTTACCTGACGTCACGCACCAGAAGGCGCTCACCGTAGGGAATACTCCTGCGCACGTATATTTCGGAGTGTTGGGGGATATACAGTGGATACAGATATCGGACAAGAATTTACATACTCAGTTGAACTATGTGAAAGAGAGGCTAGGTCGTCCCTGGAAAGACTCTCAGGGTTTACCGGTACTCGATTACTATACACCTGAGCGATATGATGGTAGTGATAATCCGTATGCTATAGACATGGCTCATTTCCTGGGATATTTGAAAACTGTGCGATATAACGAGATCAAAGATAGTATTGTGAATGAGGCTCTGGTATCTAACAAGTATTTCTGGCTATATATGAAATTTCACCGGGAGATTGGATGCGACCAGAGAGTGATAGCACTGAAAAAGCAGATATCCTCCAAGAAGAATCAGCAGGACATTTTGGGGGAGCTGTAGAAAACCAGCCTACTTGGGAAATAGTAGAGGCTGGTACTAAGAGGACTCTTGAGAAAGAGTTGTTTGAGCCTGTGCTATCTCTTGTGACGAAGCTAGTAAAGAAAGAGATGGAGGAGATGGGCAGGCAGGTAGAGAGGATGAGATTTAATGGCTGAGCGTGTAAAATATGATGTGCAGTCTGAGCTGGTGAAGCCTAAACTGGATAACCTGAAGGTGACTAATATCACCACGAAGGATCTCACGCTTCCCAGTACGGCTAATCAGAACTCGAATATAGTGCCTACGTCTGGTACTGCTACTGTGAGTCCTCAGCAGCAGGCTGCTGGTGGGGGGTATAGCTGGAATAGTTGGTCTTTGAATCTCAATCTGAATAGCATAAAAACTTTAGCGGATGCTATAGAGAAATTTTTGATAAAAGTAGACAAGTTAGCCAAAATAATAACACAGATACTAAAGATAGTGCAGCTATTTAGTAGTGGCGAGAAGTCTATAGCAATGTTTATAAAGATCTTGATAGCGGCTATAGCGAAAGAGTTAAAAGCATTGCTGGATTCTCTGGCGTCTACGGGTGTGTATGTGAGCGTTATCTGTCCTAATTTTCATAAAAAGTTCCCTAAATATACTATCCCAGTGTGGGGAGGTTACAGAGAATTCATACAGAGGGTAAACGCTACATGCTCGAGTACTGATCCTCATGCTCCGAATTTCAACAGCCCTGCGGACAGTGTGGGCGGTGTAATTTTAGCTATGGTGGGTGGGGTGAGTGACCCGGATTTTTTGGTTAATTTGATGCACAATTTTAAAGTGCTGTCAAAATTTTTCGGTTTTCAGAACCCTCTGCCGTCTGCTCCTAAAAATTTCAAGGTACTGCCGGGATTTTACAGGAATCATAAAACCGCTAAAGACGAGATGGGAGTACAGTTATCATGGGAGACCCCGGAGGCACCGCCAGTCACGGGGTATAGAATTTACAGGGATATTGTATCGACTGGGCATATGTCGACGGTCTCATCAACTCCTCCTGTCACGATAAGAGTACTGGAGGATAAGCTGTCAGATGTACATGCTATACCTGGTAAACGCAGATACAAATATATAGATTTTTCAGTACAGGATGGTACGAGATATTACTATAAAGTGTACAGTATGATAGGGAGTGACTTTTTTGATGATCATCCTGAGTGGGAGGGTATCAATAGCCCCGCGGCCACCACTACGATAATGGCGCATGCTCGTAACTGTATTCCTGTGTCGGAGCTAGCTAAATACACTACTCTGGGTTTGAATGGAGAGCTGATAGATGCTATCAATTTTGAGGGGGATTGGAAATCGATCACAGTGAGGGGTTTATTAGGGTCGTCGTTAGATGGAGCGTTTAAAGGGATAGATATTTTAGCGGATAAACTCACAGGGATGGTCAATACAGGCAGTAGTGCCATGTCTGACTATTTGGATTTCTATGCCGAGAAAATATCTAAAATTTTGGAGATAGTCACTGATATCAGGGCGGTCATTGTAGAGCTGATGTCTTATAATCTCCGCGGGACTTTCATGTGTCTATCGATGCCTGTGAAACCTGGGGGTATGGACGGGTTTTTACAGAGGTTCAATCAGGCGTGTCAGATAGGTAATACCAAGTCAGGGGTCAAGACTCAAGGGCCTGCTACATCTACCGCGAATGGTGGTATAGCTCAGTATACCGAGCAAGGGATCATGTTTGGAGTCATACTCTTGTTTGCTATACCGGACGTGTCAGATCCGAAGAGATTATTGCAGATAGTAAAACCAGAGGATCTGGATAAATATAAAACTCAGTTACAGACTACTGAGCAGGCTATATCTGTTTTGATGAAGTTGCTAGGTTTGAAATAGGAGTACTTCATGAATCTACGAATCGATGCATATCATTCTCAAGATACTATAGGTGAGATGCAGCACCTGGCTAGCATCACAGCGGATAATAAAGAAGAGTTTGAGTATACGATAATGTATCTGAGTAGGAGACTCACTAATATCTCCATGCAGATAAGGTCAAAGCGGGAAAGTCTGCTGGCGTTTATACAGAAGCACAACATAGATCAGACAGCGTACCAGGTGGTAGGTCGTATTTTGAGTGATGATGTATATCCTGATACTGTAGCTGACCAGAACTTAGGTACTGTAGAGATAGAGAAAGCTCTCAGGAAGAATATACCAGACGAGTTGTTTGCCCTTTTAAAAAATCAGATACAGATCACTATAGATTGGGAGATCAACGATCGTATTGATGAGCTCAAGAAAATGAAATTGATGAAAGCTCAATTAGAATTCGATTTGCTGACTGCACAGCAGGCTTTGGATTCATATCTGCAGAACGATGACCTTGCATAGTGGGGAGATTTTACATGAGTGTAAAAGACGACTATACAGCTGTACGAAGAGATCTGGAAAATCTGGTTGACTTGTTAAAGTCTCTGCAAGAATTTAACTATATGTTTACTATAGTACCGTCGGGGCTGACTCAAGACTCATATCAAAAAAGTCATGACAGTAACGCGTTTAGGTATTCTCCCTATTATGTTGGAAAAAAGAAGCACATAAAAAACCAATCTGATAACATGAAAGAAAATTTTGGGGATATGTCTAGATACTCGGGTGTGAGCACTGACATAAATCAGAGTGAACTCGTGGAATATTTTACGACTATTTCTACCTATTTTGGAGAAGCTGCTGGAGGGGGTAGCGCTAGTGTGCTCCCTGCTCAATATGTGGATGCATGCTTGATACGAGACAGCATCGTAAGTAGCCTGGGTTCTATCATCGGATACGTCGTAGGTATTAAAACTACAGTAAAAGCAGCTCTGGATGCTTTCCGTGGTAGTGCCGGTATAGGGAATAAGAATATTAGTGATTTGCTCACGGATGCCCAGACAAAGACTGATTTGGAGAAGAAAGTGGCGGGAGCTAATTCCCCTAACGGTAGGTCAATAGACGCGACCCTCATTACAGAGATTAAAGAGACGAACAGGATACAGAATGCTGCACTACAAAAGATAGTAGATGAGTTCAAAGGGATGGTACTAGGAGGTATGAAGGGTATCCGTCCCGTTTTCATACAGAACAACACTGACGCACTCCTGAGAGTATCTCTACAGGGGATGCCGGTGACTTCTGATGTAGACAGACAGAGGGTCCTGGAGGCTACCGTCCGTACGAAAGTACGTAATAAACTCGGACAGGGTAAGCTGCCTTTTTGTGATGAGACTGTAGTTACAGTGAATGGGGTTAATATTTTTGCATTGACTAAAGATTTAGACCCGTATACAGGTAAAATAAAGACGTCTCAGCAAGGCAGACAGCTCCAGAAAGCCGCTATGGCTGCGGCCAAGACAGGTAAATAGCCAGTTAGCCGATAAGCTATTAATACTCTTCCTTTATTATGTCGTACGATCCTAAATTACAAAATACATGCGACCATAGGATAAACTGGGAGAGCTATGCCATTAACACGGACCTAAGGACAATAGTTTTGGGGCACCCAGTGTCCGCAGTCAGGTCGGTGAGCATGAGAATCAGTAACGTATTGATATCACCGAGCCTATACACGGTAGCGACTGTTAAAAAGCCTCTGTCACCGCAGTTGACGTCATCTATAGTGATGCAGAATAAAGTGAAGGACTGGGAACCCTTTATAGAGGTGAATTATCTGACGTTCGCTAATGTGTGCCCCAAATGTACGGGGGTAAAGACGATAGATGATGTAGCGTATACTATGTCTGGTGATTTTAAAATGGCTCAGAAAGAGTATCTCCTCCTACAAGAGGTAGAGAAAGCCATAGTCACAGACGTTACCTCTAATCCTTTCCATAGCTGGTACGGTACGAGCCTGAAGTCACTCATAGGCACAAAGATTACGGATCTGTCTTTTATAAAGTCAAAAATTTTGGATCAGGTGTCGTCTGCAATATCAAAGCTGAAAAACGTTCAAAAGAGTATGGTATCCTCTGGTAGGATAGTGGATCCTGGGGAGCTTTTTGGTCAGGTGAGGAGTGTCACGGTGGACCAGACGGATGATCCTACGATCATACAAGTGACTGTGGTTTTTACAGCTCAGAGTGGACAGTCGTTAGAATTCTCTCAGCTGATGGATTTTTCTACATTTTAGAAAGTGTACGGATACTATGGTCTCAGCGCCTATAATCCTATATCCCATGACGAGTTGGACGCCTACTGGATCGTACACGTACTATTCCGATAGTCTGTACCAGTTAATCTCCGGGTCTATCCCTGTAGCACCCGCGGGTATAGTAAGAAATACGTTCCTCAGTGTACAGTATCGCTATCACATAGATAACTCGTCTGGTTCAGGTGCCTGGAGCGCGTACTCTTTCGCGGGGATAACAGTAGGCTCTACATCCGCTACGGTGACGTCTATACCGTGGTCTTTAGATACTGACGGTATCATAAATTACTCCTATAATGAGACCATTTCATTCCAATTTAGAACGGTGGAGCTGAGCAGCTATAACGGGGAAGTAGGCCCTATAATAGACCGTAGCCCCGATCCTAGTCCTGATCCTAACAGGCCTACTCTTACCGTGGTCATAGTCCCGGAGAATCAGATACAGGCTACCGCGAACCCTGTAACTGGAGTCAGCCTAAAAAGAGCTATAGACAATATCAAAGTTATAGTGCCGGTGGGTGGCATTCAGCTGAACGATAACAGTACGTTCGCGGGATGCAATTTTTACGTTAGTATCACAGCAGGTGGCGGTACGGGGGGCTATGTCCTCATGAATACTGCCCTGGTAACCTCCATAGATCCTGTGGAAACCAATGAGACCGTAGTGTCGAGTACTCTCTCTGCAGATGTCACGAATAATATAGAGATAGACACTGTACAAAAAACTCAGTACACGAATACATATTACTCCTACACACTCGATAAAAGCGTGCTGATCAGGCTGGTACAGACGGGGGCTATTCCTAATGTGTTCCTGTCTGACGGTAAGACCCTGAGTAATGATGTCGTGTATTATTTCATAGCCACGGTGATGGCTTTCGATAGTAACCTTAATGAAGCTGTAGAGAGCCCTTACTCAGTAGAGCTGGAAGCGCAGTTTTTACAGTACTCCACTACGTATCAGATTCTACCGAAAAGATCCCGAGGGGACGTGCTGTTCTCTATCTCTCGGGATATGATGCTCAATAACTCCCTCATCAATGTGGTCCCGGGATCTGTTATACGAGACATATTGGATCCAGTATCGTTAGAGTTTGAGAAATTCTATATCATAGAGGATTTCATATTTTCTACGCTTTCAGCAGACACTCTCCTATTGTTCGATGACGCTAATGGAGATGGAGTCAGTGATGCGGTGGTGCTCAGCCCTCGTAAAAGTGCTCTGATGAATGCTCTGGGTATTACAGACCCTGTAAATTTGCAGCTACTCATAGATCAGCAGTTTGATAAACTGGCATCAAATTTCAATGAGATACGTAAGGGAGCTACCTACGCGATCGGGACAGTGTTGTTCTATACAGAGATAACTCCTACGTCGAGCATACTCATACCAAATGGGGCAGTGGTGACGTCGGTAGCGAATCCTGATACGGGAGCTGCCTCGATGAGCTTTTCTGTGCAGGGGAGTCAGATTATAGATATCAGCAACCTCCAGCACTATTATAATCCCACCCAGAAAAGGTATGAGATTGAGGCAAATATACAGGCTCAGCTGACGGGGAGCACGAGTAACGTACCTGCGGGATCTATCACTATCACCAGGAATCTATCCTCTACCATACAGGTCACGAATAACGCTCCTACTCTGTTTGGCACAGATAGAGAATCGAATCAGCAACTGGCTAACAGGATAAAGCTGGCGAAAATATCTTTCGACTCTGGTACTGAGGGGGGGTATGTGGGCACCGCTCTGGACGTACCTGGAGTACAGCAGGTGAAAATAGAGTCAGGTGGGGACTCCCTGATGATGAGGGATTACGATAGGGAAACCGGTAAGCATATAGGTGGTAAGGTGGATATATATATCAAAGGGGTGATTGAGACCCAGTACGTAGATCAGGTCGCTTTTAAGTATGAGTATCCTACGGACACGTACGGTAATAAACTGAGCGAGAGATTCTATGTCGTGAACGCTAGCGAGTTCATGCTCAGGTGTACCAACCCTAAAGTCACGGATAGTAGTCCTATCGTGACTGTGACCAGTGCCAGGAATGTCACTAGAGCTAAGGATTACAGTCTGGCCAATATCAGTGTCGTAAATGGCGGGAATACAATACTTTTGGAGAAAAACTATCAAAATCTCGGTATAGGTATGGCTACCCTGGACGTTATAGAGGTAGACTATCTTTATAGGGGCTCTAACAATATCGTACTAGCTAATCAGCCCGTACAGTCGGTAGTATTGGTGGTAGCGTCAGATGGGACCGTGATAGACTCTTCAAAGTATGCTCTAGTGAAAACAGAGGATATACTCCAGGATGGTGGGTCGAGTATAGCACAGGATTCTGTGAAATTCTTTTTCAATGCTAATGACAACATACCTGAATTTGTTACAATAACAGATGAACAGCATGTTATGCTGTACGACACCCCCGCCAGGCTCTTACAAAAAGGCGTAGACACGTCCACTATCGTAGTCGAGCCGACGAGTGGTACTACCTATATAGATGGGGTAGATTATTCGATTACTGTGGGGAGTGACTCCACCTATACGTATCTGAATCTTTTGGAGGGTAGCAAGATACGTCATGGGGACACCGTCCTGGTATCTTATCAGGCCAGTGAGAATTTCGATGTGACGTATGTACACAATAGTCTAGTACAGCAGGTACAGACAGCTATCAATGGTATGAAGCATGCCTGTGCGGATGCTATCGTGAAAGAAGCAGTGCAAAATTTCGTCGATATCAGTTTCACGGTAGTCAGAAAGACAGGGTCAGACCAGAGTCTCCTCAAATCTCGTCTACAGACAGCGGTAGCGAATTATGTGGCAGGATTGAGGATGGGAGAGTCATTTACGCAGGGTGCCCTGGTAGGAGTGGTGCAGGGAGTAGATGGAGTAAAAGAGATACGGCTACCTCTGACCAGGATGATGAAACGGAACAGCTCCTTTATACCTCTGGATGATTTGGGTATACTATCTTTTGAGGTGTATCAGAAAACCAGCAGTAGTGGAGTCACCTCATTTAGATCCGTGAAACCTGTACTGACCTACAGTACGTCAGATGGTGGTGGAGACCCTAATCTCTTTAGAGGTGTGTATGAAGATAATGTGCTGCTCACTATGGCAGGCATCGCGGGAGATGTGTCTAAGAGTGCTGGGAGTGCTTATATAGAAGCTGATGGTAAAATTATTGTAAGTACTACAGATGGTCAGCCGCCACAGACTAAACATTATAAAGCATCGTATTACACCTACTATCCGGCGGATGTAAATATAGTGGGGGATTTGAAAACCAATACTATAGAGTATATCTCGGTAGATAGTCTCAGTATGAAGGATCTCACAGTCATATAACAGAGGTCTTGAAAATGGCCAACAACCAAGGCAATGATGTCTCAACAGCCTATGAGGGACTCGGATACGCCTTTGATAAGGTAGTTTTTCAGGCTGGTAAACCTGTCCTGGACTCTGAGCTGAATCTGGCACAGCAACAGCTAGAGATGCTCACCCAGAGGTCTACAGCACACCTACCGTCTGGGTGGCTCAGTTTTCGCCCATACTATACCTCAAAGGATCTCGGGAATAGCTTTTATACTCAGGATCCCACAGGCTCCAAACCAGAGGTGGCTCTGGTAAATGGATGGCCTATCTATGTCACGGATACTAATACTCCTCTGTCTCACGTGAATAAGATCCTGTTCAATGATAGTGTACTGAGGTCGGGATCTCGCGTCGATGGTGTATTCCTGGAAGTATGGAGATCACTCATCACTCCTCAGCAGGACAGTAGTCAGACTGAGGTGACGGTAGCACCGCAGCCTCTGACCAAGATCAGCGCTCTCAATGGCATTTGGATGTACAACGAGAACATTGGATGGGCAGTAGGAGACAACGGTACTATTTTAAAAACTACTGATGGTGGAAACAAGTGGATCACGGTCAATACCCCCATCAATATGAGTTTCAAGAGAGTACGTTTCTATGATCTGGATACTGGATACGCTATCTCCAATAACGGTCATATCATAAAGAGTCTGGATGGTGGAGAGTCGTGGTTCACGCTGGCGACACCAGTGACCGATGACCTCAACGATCTCTTTTTGATCAGCAATCAGAACGTCTGTGTAGTTGGTAACAACGGTACTATACTGCTCACCATAGACGGTACCAATTTCAACATAGTGTCTCAGACTGCTGGTAGCACCAATAACCTGTATGGTGTCACGTTTTTTGATCTCGCAGTAGGATGGGCAGTCGGGGACTATGGTACTCTGATGATGACTAAGGATGGTGGTAACTCCTGGCAGCGATATACGGTCACAGATGTCTCTACAGGAACTATGATTACCAAAGCGCTGTACTCTGTGGCTTTCTACAACCTGAATGACGGTGTGATATCTGGAGCTGACGGGCTCATTCTCCGTACCTCGGATAGTGGGTTCACATGGGCTAATATGTCCTCTCGTATTTGGAATGATGGGGCTTATGGGACCATACAGGACATATATCCTGGTAAAACGATCAATTTCAACAGAGTTTTCATACGTGAGGAGTTCAGGATAAACTTCGTGATAGGAGTGTACTCCTATGCTCCTAGAGTCTATTTCAAAAACCTTGTGTATAGGATATCCCCCGCGAACTATCCTAACTCTCTGGTACTGGAGTTTACGGGCACTCAGGATAACATCAACTATATCCAGGTGTTGGATCTGGACGCCTATGCTACTGCGGAGAATCTGAGTAAAGCCATAAATAACATAGTGAGTGCCTACAGCGCAGATGACGCGGCACTCCCAGATAATCAGCGTAAAAAGATACGTGTATTCGAGTGCTCCATAGAGTATGCCCCGGCAGCGAAACCCTCTGATTTTAGGCCCTCGTCAGGGTCTTTCTCTAGCATGAGTCCCGCACAGCTATCTTTCTCGGTAGAGGATAAAGCCTGGATAGCGGGGGACAATGGAGTGGCCCTGGTCAGCAGTAATAGTGGGTCTAAATGGGAGATTTTGGGTCTGGGTGTAGGATATGATCTAAAGGATCTCTTTTTCGTTTCAGACGTCAAAGGATGGTTTTTGGGGGATGAGGGGACTATCGTAAGATACAACGGAGCATTGTTGCCCCCGACAGAGGTACAGAGTACGGATCTAATCACCAAGGTACAAGGTCGGATATTCCCTGAGGGTAATGTGCTATCTGAGGCTGAAGAGTATCTCACTGATGACATCATAAATCCCCAGGTGGGAGTAGAGACTACAAAGAGGGTACAGATACAGTATCGTATCAGGATAGCGGATGGAGTGGATCCTTTTCAGCATCCTGAGTCTGGACTCGGGCATGAGTATGTCTATAGTCAGGGAGCGAACACGAGTACCACGGCAGCAGGAAACTATGTCTATGAGAACATGGGATCCGATACAGGGGACTATGGGCTATGGCGTGCACGCTGCCGGAATACCTATGATGGGTATAGCTGGGCTATCCCTATGTTTTTCGTATCCAGACGGAACTCTGGCGCGTTTGACGTGAATAACAACATCAATGGATCTACTTATTTTGATCTGAATGCTATTCGACCTGATGGGCTGACCTATGAGCAGATAGTGGATGAGGATATCACTGATCTACGTCGTCAGATAGTAGTACAGTCATACAGCTATCTATTACAGAAGAATGTTGAAAAGCTCCTGTTTAATAACCTCAGAACTAATCTGAGTGACAAAGATCAAAAAGGGCTGCAATATGGTACCTCTATTTTGATGTCTGATCAGTATACGGGTACGAGTGATATCACGAATCTGGTACGAGGGGGAGTATCTTCTTCGGCAGTGCTCACTCAGGACCAGAAACTGATAGATCCTAACATACAGATCACTACTGCGGAGATGACATTCGGGCCTATAGATAACGGTCTGTATGAAAATGATCTGTCATACTATAGCGCTTTTGTAGTGAGGAATGGAGTCGTGTCTAGTGAGCCGGTACGTGGTACGTGGGAGGGGATGGGTACCGATACCGTGATATTCCATATAGCGAATGATTTCACCCCTGCGGGTGGGACCCTGACCAATGTACAGTATCAGGTTACTGCGTACTATCTGGACTATTCTCGTGAGGGACTGTCCAGGGTGCCCAAGACTCCTATCTCAGTAAAGTATCAGGCGGACCCCACAAATATCAATACGACGTACTATTTCAATGGTATAGACGCCAGGGGCGATAGTAGGGTGTTGGACACTCTCACTGAGAACGTACCTGGGTATACAGACTACACTACGCTGTACTCGGCTAAAGTAGTGCTGGATAACGTGCAGGATCAGACTCTATATGAGATTATAGGGCACACGGCGTCGACGGATCCTGATTATCAGAAGAGTTTTAGAAGATACGAGGGGCAGCAGTTTAGAGGCTCCCTGGTAGAGTATCATTATTATATGCAGACTACAGAGTCTACCAACGTGATACGGATACCTAAAAATTTGAATGGATATGCGATATACGGGGTACGATCGGTACACAATGTTACTGGAGCCTCATATAAGATATCTACGGATTTTGCAGGGGACCTAGCTCTGCGTGATCGTGAGGTCGTAGATGCGGCCCTAGATAAAGACAACATAGTGGTATATCTGGATGAGGCTTTCACCATCCCTGCGAAAGCTATTGTAGATGTGACACTCGAGGCGTGTGTGCCGGGTAGCGTGCTCGGGGGTACTACTATAGATACGGGTATCACTGTATCCAGTACTGGTGAGAATCAGGATGCGCTACGGACGTCTTTTACATCTAATTTCAGTGTGGCCTCGAAATCTGTGAGTGGGATGTATGTGGGAGTGCTGTATCCCGTTACTCTTGGGTCTACGGTGACTACCTCGGTCACTATCGATCTGAATAGCACGACGATAGCTGGTCTGGTAAACGGTACGGTGCTGGGGATCATATCTTGTGAGACTAAAGAGACGGCGAGACAGCCCTATTTGTGGTATCAGGCATCCTCTCTGCCGCCTCAGAATCAGTATTTTACGATGGCTCCTATAGCGTCCGTGACGGGTTTGGGTACTACGGCTGTGACGATTACTATGGATCCTCGTAAAGCTCTGAATGGGGGTATCATCCTCATACCCATGCTGGTTAAGCTGGCTACTCTACCGGCTATTATTGGCACATCGGTAGCTACGGCTTTCTACAAGTACATCCCGTATCAGACCATAGGCAATCTACCTGGCACTCTGACTCTAGAAGTGGTCAACATGTCAGAGCAGGTATTTATCACGAATTTAGGTACGGGAGCCAGTAGCGTGGTGTTTGGGGAGCCTTATGAGGTCCCCGCGGAGCATATAGCAGTCAATGATGACTCCGTGAATAACGATAATGTATTCTCCAATATAGATGACCTAGATTTCAGTAATTTCAGCGTGAATACCGGGTTTGTGAGGATGCCAGGCATACTGTCTCAGTATATAGGGGAGGATATAGAGTTATCCAGCCCCAATAATGTCGGAGACAAAGTAGGTAGGCCGTATTACTCATCGTGCTCTGTGGATGTCATCGCCCAAGCTGAGAATGTTACACAGGGTACTCCCAGAAAGGTATTCGTACCGATGATAGCCCGGGTGAGATCTGATATCACCTATCCTATTATGAGGGGAGAGTTGGTGCTGCTGATTTTCAGTAAAGTCTACAAAGCTCGTTTAGAGAACAAGACAGGGTTTTTCGAAGATAATGATGCTGAGTATAAACCTGGATATATCGAGGATGCAGAGACAGCTATCTCTGTTTATCGGCTGGTGAACAAACCTCTTTTGCGCAAATAGCACATGGAAAATTCAAATTTCATATATGAGGTACACGGCACGGCTACGGGGATCCAAAGGCTCACAGATTACGCGGTAGACTTTGGCTCTGTGCTGTATAATGGTCAGATCCTGAACATCAGCAGTCTGATCATACCTCTACGCGATCAGACCTTTTTCACTCTACCAGAGGATAAAGGTAAATATGCTGCTGTCAATACCTACTATAACGTGGATGATGGCGCGTTCGTTTTTGATCTCGTTAAAAAGTCGGAATCGTTCATCCAGGACGTTACAGCTGATGCTATTTCTAATTATCTGCCTATAGCTCAGTTCATTATACAGGAATCTTACGGTAGTTTCGATGTGCTGGTGATAAATCAGTACTCGAAAATGTCTACGTTCTCTATCACTCAAGATTTCGAGCAGGGAGATAGAGGTACTCAGGGCCCTGTAGGAGATACTGGTCTCAATGGGTACACAGGTAGTGTAGGAGAGACTGGTATAGATGGCCTGATAGGATATACGGGCTCTCAGGGGATCACTGGAGTGGGTTCGGTAGGGGCCATGGGTCTGCAGGGCACTACGGGATACTACCCATCTACTGACCTCTTGTTTTACAGCAAATTCAAGACAGATGACATCAGTTTGTTGGACTATGCTGTTTTTGAGAGGGATTTGGGGTGGGGTGCTACCGGTTCGGGATATACTGGGGTAGGATATACGGGAGTAGGGCTTGGAGATACTGGGATATTTTTCATGTCTCAGGATCAATCCTCTTTCGTGGTAGAGGATGGTATAGTAGATAGGTGTCACTCTGTGACGTATAGAGGCGGACTGTCGGCGTACACAAACAGTAAATTTATAGGATTTACAGGGTCTGTACAGGCGTGGATACGTTTGGACGTCCCTCCTATAGCAGATTTTTCTTATACTGTGAATTCGTTGCGGGTGACGTTCACGGATACGTCTACGATGGTTCCTACGGCATGGGAGTGGGATTTTGGTTCGGGTGGGGAGAAAATTCATTCTAGGGACGTGACGTATACGTTTTCCTCACACGGTACGTATTTGATTACTCTCATAGCATCTAATGCAGCTGGTACGTCTGAGCGTGTCAAAAGCATCACTATTTAGGTTTTTCTATGTCCGTCACAGCTGATTTCACAGTATCTAATAGGGCCGCGGATAGGTTCAATACGGTCACGTTCACGGATGTTTCTGTGGGGACTATTACTGGTCGGACATGGGTATTGGGGGATGGTACTGTAGTAGATGGTAATGATACCTCAGTGAAGCACACGTATACGGCACCTGGTAAGTACACGGTTACATTGATAGTCAGGGATAGTGTAGATCAGGATAGTGAGACCAAGGTAGACTACATCATAGTAAATGATGTGGTACCTACACCTAGTTTTGTCATTATGCAGACTTTTGAGGCGTCTTCGGGGGCATACTGGAGATTTTACGTAGATTCTCAGTTTCATTTGGTTTTTGAGACTCCTCAGTACATATACAGGTCTTCGGATGCGGTCATAGGTATAAAGCAGTGGTCTTTGGTACAATTTGATCCTGTGACTGAGAAGATGTACTGGGGATCATATATGGGTAATTATCGGGAGATTGTGCGTACAAAATCATATAATACCTCTCCGGTTATACCTTTGATGACAAAGACTGAGATAGCGGCTCAGAGTACTATGAAGATAGACGAGCTGATGGTGTGGTCTGTATCGAGAGATTTATATGATTATCATAGGGGTACTCGAGGCAAAGCTGGGTACCTGGACATGAGGACTTAAGTCATGGTCACCGCGGACATACAGCTATATAAACAAGGTGAGACTGGGCAGTGTGGAGTGTCCGGTGTATTCATGTATATCGTACCTGTTTCCGTACAGTTCAGTGTTGATGTATCCAGTGGGAATCCTACAGCGTTTCATTGGGATTTTGGGGACGGGAGTACGAGTGATATCAGGGAGCCTCTTCATACGTATTCTTCGTATGGTATCTACAGGGTCGTTCTTACGGTGTCTGACTCGTCTGGATCATATGTATCTCCGTTTTATGAGCTTCGATTTGGTAAGCTAGATTTTTCGGCGGATACTGTGAGGAGTACGGCTCCGTTAGTGGTACATTTCACAGAGCAGAGCGTAGCTCCGTCTGGGTGCCATTTCACTGGAGCTATTTGGGATTTTGGGGATGGTTTTACGGGGATGGTAGGGGATCCTACTCATGTGTATCCGTTAGTAGGGAAGTACACTGTTTCTTTGAGAGCTTATCTGTCTGATGTTTGATAGGTAGGATCACGATGGCTATACACGCAGATTTTTCAGGTACTCCGATTACAGGGGCTATTCCCTTGGTGACTCAATTTACAGATTTGAGCACAGGAGGGGTGACTGGATGGGCATGGGATTTTGGTGATGGGACGTCTGTTATACACTCTCAGAATCCCAGGCATTATTACATGCGATCAGGGATCTACACGGTTAGTTTGACGGTGACGGATGGTGTAGGATCTGATACGGAGACAAAGACAGGATATGTGACTGTTTCTCCGTATAGTTTAGAATTTAGTGGAGTGCCTAGATCAGGCACTCCACCTATGCCTGTTGTTTTTACTGACACGAGTATCAATATATCCCCTGATGAGTGGGTATGGGATTTTGGAGATGGGGAGACATCTACGAGTAGGAGTCCTACGCATATTTATCGGATACCCGGTAACTATTCTGTTAAGATGACTGTGCAGGTTAATTTATAAAAAATTTCATGAATGTTTTAGTGACCTGCTAAGGATGGTTTTATGAAATTACATATTCTAATGATCGATGCCCATGTAAAAGCCTACCCCGATCCTGCAAGAAGTAAAAGGATGGAGTGCATAGCTCAGGCATATAAGATAGCTACTGAGGATGGGCATGAGTTTGAACTGATGCAAAATGAGGAGCTACAACAGTATTTCGATGAGCCCATATGGAATATGGATTATGGTCCTGTTCTAACCTTTGCAAGAATAGGCGATCCGTTGAGGTGGAGAAAAGCGTCTTATATTTCGAATCTACTGTATCTGGATACGGACGTGTATTTGAATTACATACCTGAAATGTCGCCGGGAAAACCGTATCTTGCTGGTAATTTCATAATAGGAACGAATGGTTGCTGCGACGCAATAAAGAAAATAGTGAGAGCGGGGTATTTACCGGAGGCTCACTGTATTTTTCCAGATGACTGTTATATTCATTACCGACTAAGCGCCGATAGGATAAAGCCAATTGCTCCAGAAACTTTGATGAAGTACTATACCGATCCTGTCATGGTTGAAAAGAATCGTAAACCGTGGATGACTTGGATTGAAGGAGAAGATGTGCAGGTGGGGTGTGATTCATGGCGTTAACAAAACTCTTTGATTCTGTTCTATATCCACCTGGGGATATTGTTGTAGACAACTCCGGGTATGTCATCATAGATGACCCTTCTACTGGTATGTATGCCTACCAATGGACAGGTTCGACCCTATCTTTAATAACGAGTTATCTGGTACCCTCAGTTTCAATTTATGGTAATCGATCAATATACTACAACGGTACATACCTTTTTAGGATAGTTGGATCGAACCTAAAAGCATACACGTTCAATGGATCTGTATTTGCAGAAGTAGGATCAGTAGCTATTCCTTATAGCAGTAGTATATCGGCTATGGCAGTGCAATGGGGAGGGACACAGATTGTAATAAATTCTGCTGATTCCTACCCATACGGTCATATGATGTTATTTACGTTTAGCGGTAGTTTTACGTACTATGGGACTTTTACTCCAAATCCATTTGGATTATTCGTTCATTTCACACCTCATCAAATGATGTATGGCTCCTTTACAGGAGGTACATATCAAGTTTCGGATGCTGGATATCTTGGAGCTGCTACTGTAAACCCAGGACCTACACCTGGTAGTATAAGTATGAGTTTCGGTGGGGGAGGTACGAAACTATTTAGTAAGAGAAGTGTAAAATTCTATACCCTTGGCGGTTTTTTATATGCTAATGGAGCTGTTACTAATAGATACATGGACTATGGCGGAGTAAACCTTGATTATGATGGGACATACTTATATCTTGTTTCCAACGTAAGTGGAACACCTAAAGTTGAAAAGATAGACATAACGACTAACCCTTGTACGGTCCTTGATTCCATTACTTATACCGGCACTTACTATGATGCGCGTGTAGCTGGAAGAAATGACTTAATCTTTGTCAACGAATCATCTGGCCCATATTTATCGGTATGGGGCGCACCAACAGTAGCAGCTGATTTCTCGGCGACGCCACTTTCCGGCGATGCTTCATTAACGGTTAATTTCACTGACTTATCTACTGGCGCTACGTCGTGGGATTGGGATTTCGGTGACGGTGGGACATCTACTCTACAAAACCCAACTCATATATATACTGTCGCTGGTACGTATACTGTCACGTTGTCTGTGAATAGTGGTGCAGCTACCAAGACTAAAACAAACTATATCACAGTAAATATGGTGGCTGATTTTTCAGCTACTCCCACTACAGTTAACGCTGGTTCACTTGTCATTTTCACCGATCAATCTTTAGGGTCTCCTACCTCGTGGAATTGGACTTTTGGTGATGGAGGTACGTCTACTTTACAAAATCCAACTCACACATATACTGTAGCAGGAGTGTACACTGTAGTTTTATCCGTTAATAGCGGAGCCTCAACAAAAACAAGAACCAATTACATCACAGTAAATATGGTAGCTGACTTTACCGCTACCCCTGTAGTAGGAGTGGATAGCCTAACAGTATCTTTTACGGATATCTCTTTAGGTACGCCTACGAGTTGGGCCTGGGATTTTGGAGACAGTGACACATCTACAGAACAAAATCCGGTACATACATATGACAGTGCAGGAGTCTATACCGTAACTTTACGAGCGATTAGAGGATCTTTTGAAGATACAGAAACAAAAGATGAATTGATAAAGATAGGATTCATCGATAGTATACAGAAACTTTCGTATATACGAATACTACCAAGGTTGTCAACAGAGGATAT